CGGAGGCTTCTCTATTATCTTTTTTATTGTCTCTAAAAAATTAATGTTTGGCAAAAATTTAGATCCAGGCTTAGAATTCGGCCCGGGTAAGTGTCTTGATTTCATATGTTCAAACTGCTCATTACTTCCGAGAAGATAATAATTCCCAGATTGATGAACATTTTTAGGGCTGACTTTTATTCCTTTGGGCCCAAGAAAATCATGATTGTCAATAAGTTGTTGTAGTTCTTCCAGAGACGAATCATCCTGTTCCTCTATATACCCTCGCCAGTTTTCAAATAACTTTTTCATCAGTATGTGTATCTCCCATAGAGATACGGAGCAAATAAATTCTGCTGTCTGATCGACCCTTTCTCTTCTTCGTGTGGAACCTCACCCAGTTCTGTTGAATTTTCCACATCGGGTTCCAACATCAAATCATCCATCATTTCGTCATGCCCTTTGGTAACTTCCATGTATGGGGCTTCAGCTTTCATCCACTCACTAACTTGAAACAAGGTCATCTTGACTTCATCCAAAGCCTGGGAGCCATGAATTTTTCCTTCCAAAGAACCATAAACATTTCCGCCCTGGATAGAGTCATATTCGATAATTCCGACTTTTCGCAAGTGCTCCATCAGCCGAGCCTCTGCTCCATACACGACCTCTGACATCAAATCTTTTGCAAATGCAACAATCTTTTTCTTCTCAGCCATAATAACAATATCAATATCAGAGTGGTCAAAAATTAAATAATCACCGTTCAATGCTCTTCGAAGATTAAGATCAAATTTTAAAATCTGGGCATTGGGATTAACAATCCTTACGTCAATTGAGTCTTTAATTTTAACCTTAACGGAGGAAGCCGCCTCTTGCTCTTCGTCTGTTATTTTAACATTAACCATTTTTAGTAATCTCCCCAACCAAGTCTTGTATATAAAAGACATCTTGAACCATCTGTTCATTAATTGGAGTGCAAGAAAATGCGTCTAATTTGCTCAGTACCTTTTGGCCCTTTTGTTTATAAACTTCAGAAACATTGTCAGCCTTTATTAAAGATGTCATTTCTTTTTTAAGTCTTCCAAGTTCCTCATTCATAAAAGATTTTAAACCCAAGCCGTTGTCTGAAAAAGATATTATAAAATTCGTTAATAATTTTTTTTGTTCTTCTTTGAGGGTGTTTTTATAAGTTGAATTGAATTTGTCGATAAATGTTTTATAAGTTAATTTATCAATGTGTTTAATTTGTGATTCATTGAGGTCTTCTTTTTTTGCCGTTACGAGCCCAACAACCTTATCTTCGATTAATAATCTTTTTCTAGCATCCAGTTCGGATGATTGAAGAAATTGCCCGACAGTTGCAATATCTCGATAATTTGAAATAAAATTGGCAAAAACTTCTTTGGAAAAGGTTTCATTGATTTTTTTAATTAATTGAGTTTGAGAGTTGAATACCTCTTTACGATCTAAATTATCAAAATCCCTTTTAACTTCAATCAATAGCCTCGAAGCAAATTCTTTATTTAAATCTTTTGATTCCAAGAGCATATTGTAAAGTTTTAATTCTTTCTTAAGCTCTGATTCTTTACAGAAACTTTCCTTGATAAGTCCTAAGACTTTATTTTTTGTTTTTATATCGTTTCTTAGAATTGCTTTGGTTAGTTCTTTGATTAAAGATTCATAAAGAAAAGCGGTATTTCTTTTCTTATTGTGCCTGATCTTCATTTACTTTCTTCTCCGTTTTTAATAGGTTCTCCAAAAGTGCGTTAATTTCGCCACTAATGTTAAATAGTTTTTCTTCTTCTAAAACATCCATTTTGGGTTTTTTGGCCTCAACAATTCCCACTTCAAGACCAGTAAGGACATTACTAGTTTTTCGACCACGCGATGTTGCCCCGCGTTTATCGCCACTCACAGAAGCGGTCCAGTGCTGGTGTTTCCGCCGTCTTCTTGGCTTGGGCTTCATTTCATATGGTTCTCGCTTGTAAGCCACTTCGTCATCTCGTTTAGCAGCCGGCTCAGCTAAAAGAACTTCTTCCTCATCAGCTACTTCTTCTTCGTCTCCAAGGTCTTCGGTTCCTTCGAGATCTTCAAGGCCACCGCCCAAATCATCTAGGCCGCCGGCGAGGCCACCTTCTCCTAAATCATCTTCACCACCCTCTCCACCGCCAGTGGCAGCTTCGAGCTTAGCAGCAAACTTCTTATCAAAGAACAATTCTCTTTGATTGCGAAGAAACTCTTCTTCGGACATTCCAAGCAAGTGCTCAGAGATCCATCGCTTGCTGAAAAAGCCCTCGGTTGCTGATCCGGCAAGATCAAACTTTGTTTTCCAATGCTCAAGCTCTTGAAGCTCAGCAATTTTCGATGGGTTATTAAGTTGAATTTTGAAGGAAAGAAGATCGTCGTCACGATAGCCAAGCGTAAATAGATGAATAATCCCGACCTTTTCAAGTTCGGCTACAACCACACGCTGTAATCGCTGAATTGTTCTGGCAAAACGAATGTCTTTTTGAGCCAGAGTTTTATCGCCTTCTTGTCCTGCACCCTCGCCCATTGTCAAATAAGACTGTGGAACCTTGAGAGCAGCGAACAGCTTATCTCTTAAATATTTAACATCATCAACTTGTCCAGCATAATCTCCACCTTTCAAAGAAACGATGTCTGTGGCGGATTGTCCACGGACAGGAATATAATAATCCTCTTCAATAGACAGTGGGTTATAGCGAAGGTCAACTCGCCCCGTTTGGGGGTCGACAACTTGATGCCGCTTCATCTGTGTCATAACTTTTTGCATATATTGCTCAACATCTTGCGGAGCAATAGAGCCAACATCAATCTTAAAGACTCGCCTTTCAGGTGCCCGAACGATTCGGTAAGCCATCATTGCATCTTCAAGCAAAATCAATTGTCTATAAATTCGTCGGGATGCTTCAAGGACGGATGAGCCATAGGGCATATGCTTATCATTTCCTAAAATTCGGAAGTGAGCAACTTGCCAGTTTTCCAATGTCATTCCGGCTGTGTTCCACTGAAATTGGACATAATTTGGATTAGTGGGGTCTTCGCCCTCTAGTCTTTCAATTTCTCTCGGAGGCAAACCAATGCATGTTCGAACGCCATTGTGCTCTTCAATATCCAAGTAAAGAAAAAGGTCGCCGTATTTACACATAGTCCGGCACCACCCAAACAAATTGTGCTCAATGTTCAAAACATTGTGGTAAAGGTTTGACAAAATGTGTTTAATTTCCTCATTAGGACATTTTATTCTAAGCATTGGGCTTATACTAGAGTGGGTTGTCATCTCATCTGCGTAAATATCCAACGCCGACGCGATCTCGGGAACGTATTCCATTTCATCAAAATCAACATACCGCTCAGCACGATTGCGCGTTGCAATCATATTAAGAGTTAATTGGTCAATTGCGTTGTTTTCCCACTTTTTAAACTGTTTTCCCGAGGCGGATTTAAACTTAGAAGCATAAACATCGAGGTGCCTTCTACGAAGTTGCCTTCCGGTCTGCGTTCTTCGTTGGGTAATCGGACCAGAAAACAAACGAGTTAATGTTTTGAATAACTGGTGCTGCGGATTATAGGGTGATTTATCATTTTTTGCCATTTATTTATCCTTTAAAAAGCCAAACAAATTCCTTGGCTTGTTGAATTTCTTTTTCATATTTCTTTTCAAATTTTTGGTTTTTTGCGTGTTCGTTCATACCAGGGATTGCTGTATTTAATTCCTTTCCTTTTATATACATAGAATCAAGAATAGCCTTTTGAAATTCTACATCTCGTTTATTAACTTCTAATGCGGTGTCTCGAACAAAACACGCAATTGCCAACGACATAACTAGATCATCATTGTATGATCTCATTGCCTGTGGTTTCCCGTTATTCCAAATAAAAGTCTTCAATTCATTAAAAAGTCTATTTGAAAACGAAAAGATCATTTTATTTCTAATGAACTCTTCAAGTTTAGCCACAACCAGTGGTCGAGTTCTTATTGATGTTGTAAAGCCCGGGACTGCTTTTTGATCATGTTCGCCATGAACAGCATCGACAAATTCATGTGTTGACTTGATTGAATAATAAAGATTTGGATAATCAAGGTCAATAAGTTTTTCTATAACCGAAATACCAATCCCATTATTCTCAACAACTAACAAGCATTTGCCAAATTCACTTCCGGCATCAAACAAAATCTTTGAATACATATCAAGTGTGGGTTTGCCTTGGTACTCGGCTACGACTTCCATTGTTTCTAACTTAATAATTTGAAAAACAGAAAAATCTGAACCGTCCCCTCTCGCAACGTCCGCTACCATCAAATAGGTTGAGCCTTCCTGAAACTTCTCCCAAATCCAAAAGTTTCGGTCAAAACCAACACGATAAATTGGTTCTTTGCAACATTGATGAACCCACGTCAGATCGTCCGGATGAATAACTGTGTCTCCGGAGGTATTAAAATTGCATTCCAATTCTTGTGCGATCTGCCTTCGAGACATGTTTTTAGTTTCTTTTTCAAACCATGCTTGATCTCGTTCGGGATGAACATCCCAAGGAAGCATTACTGGGTGAAAATCATTATCTCCAAGCTCGGCACTAGCATATGCTTTATGAAACCAATTTCCAACACCGTTAGGAGTAGAAAGAGCAATACACCGACCACCAGTCGAAAGTGTTGGATAAAGCCCAGTCCACAACTCATCAAGCCCATCAATGTGAGCAGCTTCATCCACAACCAACAAAGAGAGCGCCTCTGAACGCCCTGCGTCTCCGGACGTTGAAGCAGCTTTAATAGTCGAGCCGTTAGTTAGTTCAAACGATGTTCTGTTGTCCACAGAAACCTTAGCAACTTGCATCCACGGAGGGAGGTTCCTCATAATACTTTTAACCTTTTTAACAAGATTTCCCGCTGTGCTGAACTTCGTGGCGATAACAAGGATATTTTTCTCTTTATGAAAGAGCATAAACCATACGCAATAAGCAGCCGAGATTGTTGATATCCCAAGCTGCCTTGCTTTGAGAATAACCGTGAATCGATAATCATTAAAATCATCCAATAGTTGCGCTTGATAGGGATAAGTCTTAAATGGAATCAGCCCGTGCATTGGGTGGGAGATTCTACAATAGTTATTAATGAAATAAGCCGGGTCTTTCCCCGACTTAACAATTTCTTTTACAATTTCTTGTTTCGAAAGTTGGAAGGCCATTGCATCCTATTGTCCGGTAAATGGATCAAAAGCACCTGGGTCACTTAAAGGTGGAATCCGCTTGGCGCCCTTACTTCTAAGAGCTTGTCGAATTTGGCTGGCCAAGTCCCCAACAGCGGACGGATCCATGGCACCGATTTCTTCAGGTGTGAAAGGAAGCCCAGTCTCTCCGTTAACTAAGTGAAACATAAGCTTAAGAACAAAGTCCTTTTCCATAGATTCAAACCCTCCGGGCACGTCTCTTTGTGAGTCTGTGAATTTCTTGTCTGCGAGGGTTTCATGCTCATCGCTATACCAGTCACTCTCTGCAATTGTTTCAAGCTCTTCTT